TGGTCATGTCATATCCACCATTCTTGTCTTTGTCTGTTCTGAAACCTAGTTTATTTCCTTGCAAAGCCATGATTGGTTTCATGTACTCTGGTGTCAACATTGTTTTCAAATGTTCAATGGCGCTTGCAACTAAGTGTGCTTTTTCAAATCCTGCAATTTTTTTGCTTCCAATAACTGACAGAACTTTGCTGTCAATTGCTTTGGTGATTTCTGTGTTGTTCATGTTTTTCATGGGTTATTTAATTATTAATTCGTTTGAATTGGCTTCCTTGTTCAACCAAGAAACCTTCACTTTCGCCACCAATTCACACAGCTAGTGTAAGAAAATCAACAATCATTCTGGCTGTGTATTATTTCAAATCCAAAGGATTTCAAAAGGCTTTCATTTGTTAGAATAAAGGAAAAGTATTTTCTTTTCTTTGGAAGGAAACAAAAGAACATTGGATGCAAGTCTTTGTTTTTCTTCTTCAGTTCAAAGAATGCTAATTCTTCAGCATATCTGTCACCTTCAAACCTTAACAGTGGAAGGTCAATTTTTGTTTGTGTGTCCATATTAGTTTAGAAAAGTAAATTGTGAAGCATTATCATAACATTGAACAACTGTGTGCATCCTTACATTTGAAACTTCAGCAAGAAATTTCATTGTGTGCATCTTTGATTCCATCAAAAGGATGTCACGTCCAAAGTAAACTTGTTCACAGAACTTGTTGAATGTTTCTGTTATATCCTTTTTATTTATGAACTCAAGTGTGTGGTGTACCATAATTATTCAAGATTTGCTTTTATTGTGATTATTGTGTTTGGTCTTTCTGGCAAAGCATACATAAAAAAATAATAGTTTTGAGATTTTGAATGTTGAAATGGTGTGTAAACCTTAAGCTTCTTGAATCTATTGCATTGTGCTAGTGCAGCAAGTTCACCAATACTGTTTGCAGTGACAGAACAATTGATCTTGGAATGTGGATTCAAATTCTTCAGTTGTTCTTCAAGTTTCAAAATATCCTTTAAAAGTGTTTCCATTTCAATTTGTTTTTTTCCAGTGTTTGTTTCTCAATTCATTTGACTTAGTGAAGCACCATTTCTTCACTCTGTCTGCAACATTCCTTCTGAATTCAGTTGGATCATTGCGCCACCTTTTTTCTGCTTCCAGGAACAAAGCTTTGACTTTAATCATGAATTCAGCATCCTTGTTGAATTCTTCAATTGTTGTCACTCTGTTTGCTGTGTGTGTTCCATAGTGAACAGATAAGATGGTGTGTGGTGTTGTTTCACTTTTCATTTTTATCCTTTCTTATTTGGCTGGTCACTAGCATTGCATACAATGCTATTAGTGCAATGAACAAAAGTGCTGTTCCCATTACAACAAACCTTTTTCAGTTAGTGTGCGCAATTCATCAAAAGAAAACTTTGCATCCTTCAATCTTGCATTCAATGTGTCATAAGAAGCATATCCAAGTAGTGTCTTAACATATTCTTTTGATCTACCTTGATCAATCATGTTCATCTGAAGAAGTTTTCCATAATGAACTAAAACTGTTTTTTCTGGTTGTGATGTTTGTGTCATGATTTTAAAGTTGTTAATTATTAATTCGGTGCTAAATTACTTTTATTTTATGACTTGTCAAGTTTTTTTGTTGATTTTTTGACAAAGAATCTTTAATGTGTTGATAATCAATACTAAAATTTTCAATTATTCTTCATTCAAACAAACAAAAACTGTCTTTTTTTAGCCTATACAATAGGGTGGCTATTAGCATCCCTTTAGCATTAAAGAAAGAAAGTAATAAATAAATAAGATATTTATAAATAAAAATTGATTTCATCTTTCAATTGATTATCTTTGCAACAAAGAAACAAACCATGTCAGAAACAACTACCACCATCCAAACATTCACAAAGGAACAAGCCATTGAAAAGATGCAAGAAGGTTTTCTTCTTACACATCCATACTTTGAACCAGGTGAATGGATTTCAGTCAGAGGTGGAAGAATCATTGATGAATGTGGCTTTGATCTGGGAAAGATCAATGGAAGTTTCTGGAAGTACAGAACAGACAAAATCTGGAATGATGGATGGATTCTGACACATTGAGTTGCAGAAGACAAATAAGTTCACCAAACCTCACAAAAACACCATACAATGTCAAAACAACCAAAGAAGTCAAAGCCAAATGTTTCACAGAAGCCAAAAGGAACAAAGAAGTTGGTTCTTCACCCAACAGTCAAGAAGTTCCTTGCAGCCAAACCAAACACCAAGACAAAGAAGAAAGACCTAGACATTGAGATAATTATAAAAATGATCATTGATGGTTTGTCTTATAGGGCAATTGCAAAGAAGCTGCACATTGATTTGCACAACCTTCATAATTTCACTTCTTCAGAGCAACATTCCGCGCGCGTGCGCGAAGCATTGACAACATCTGCTGACACCTTTGCTGAAATGGCTGAAGACATCATGATCAAAGCCAGAATGAATCAATGGTCATTAGTCAAAGCGCGTGAACTAGCACAACATTATAGATGGATGGCTTCCAAAAGAAGACCAAAGTCCTATGGTGACAAGGTTCAAACAGAAGTTTCTGGAACACTTGGACTTCAGCAGATAACTGGAATGCAAGTCATGTAAAAAAAGTTGTCTTCAGCTACTGACAAAGTGAGACTAAGTGTCTTTAAATCAAACGGTTAAAAAAACAGCATGGAATTACTTTTTGACACCAAAGACAATCTTAAACAAAAAGAATGTGTCCAAGCTTGGATTGACAACACAGTGACTGAAATCACTTATGGTGGTTCAAAAGGTTCTGCAAAGTCATTCACTGGTTGTTCATTGATCTTTGGTGATGCTTTCATCTATCCAGAAACACACTACTTCATTGCAAGAAAGAATCTAAATGATATAAGGAAGTTCACCATACCATCCATTCATGAAGTTTTGCAGCTGTGGAAGGTTGGACAAGAATACTTCAAATACAATGGACAAGACAACTTCTTTGAATTATACAACAAATCAAAGGTGTTTCTTCTTGATGCAAAATATCTTCCAAGTGATCCACATTTTTACAGATTTGGTTCAATGCAGATGACGCGTGGTTGGATTGAAGAAGCTGGTGAATTTACACTGGAAGCAAAGAACAATCTTCAAGCATCCATTGGAAGGTGGAAGAATGATCTTTATGGAATCAATGGAAAACTTCTTCAGACTTGCAATCCTTCAAAGAATTATCTTTATAGGGATGTTTACAAGCCATACAAGGAAGGAACACTTGAACACTGGAAAAGATTCATTCAAGCACTTCCAACAGACAACAAGATGCTGTCAAAGGAATACTTGTTGAACCTTGAAAGAATCTTGTCAAGGAACGAAAAACAGCGTCTGTTGCTTGGGAATTGGGAATATGATGACAATCCAAATGCACTTTGTGAATATGATTCAATTCTTGCTATCTTCACCAATGATCAAATCAAACCATCTGGAAAAAAGTTCATCACAGCAGATGTTGCAAGGTTTGGAAGTGACAAAGCAATCATTGTTGTTTGGAATGACTGGACTGTGATTGAATATCATGTGTTTGACAAGTCAAGAACAACACAGATTCAAGATTGCATCAATGCACTAAGGATGAAGCATGTCATACCAAAGAACCAGGTGATTGCGGATGAAGATGGTGTTGGTGGTGGTGTGGTTGATAACTGTGGGATCAAAGGCTTTGTGAATAATTCTTCACCAATTGATGAAGGATTGAAAGACAAACCAAACTTTCAGAATCTTCAAGCACAGTGTGTTGTGTACTTTGCAAACCGAGTGAATGCAAATGGAATTCATTTTGCAGCAGAACTGTCTGACAAACACAAAGAAGAAATCATTGAAGAAATTGAAAGCATTCAGTCATACAAAACAGATCTTGATGGTAAGGTGAAGATAATTCCAAAAGAAAAAGTGAAAGAATTGATTGGACGTTCACCAGATTGGAGGGATGTTTTAATGATGCGTGAATACTTTGAATTGAAACCATTTGGAAGTGGTGTCAGATCACATGTGACAAGAAGAAATTGATACACCTAAAAGCAAATAAAGTCAAGTTTTCATTTCCGCAAATGTGGGGTGAACTTACAATGGAACAATGGAAACAAATTGAAAATTCCACAGACTTGAAGCACATTGCTTCAGTTCTTTCTGGGATGAACGTAAATGAAGCACTGTTGAATCAGTTGCTTCCTTTCATGTTCTTCATGCAAACACCATTTGAACCAGAAGACTGGAAGCTTCCAGGAACAATCACAATTGAAGGTGTTGAAATAAGAATCAACATTGACATCAAGAATGAAACCTTTGGACAGAAGTTGTTGCTGCAAGAACAAGTCAAACCAAATGAAATTGAAAAGGCTATTGCAATATATCTTCAACCATCATACACTGGCGAAGAATTTGACTATTCAAAAGCACTGGCAATGATTCCACTTATTAACAAATTGAAACTGTGTGAAATTTATCCAGTTGCAAACTTCTTCTTTTCACAGCTGAAAAAACTTATTGAACTTGAACAAGCAGAACTGTCAAACCCTACAACAGATGAACAAAGGCGCGCTGGGATTGATATGTTTTCACAGTTTGGTTCACAGAACATCATTGATTCATTAGCACATGGTGACATATTAAAATATGAACAAATTGTGAAGTTGAACTATAATTTAGTATTTTTGAAACTCAAAAGAACAAAGCTTGAAGCAAAGTTCAAACGCAATTATGAAAAAATAATAAGGGCAAAGAATCAATGAAAGCAGAACTTGACGCAATCACAGCAGCAATGAATTCAAATGGTGACAGCTTTGTTTCAATTTATGGAACAAATGCCTGGCAAAATGTGAAGATTGATGAAGCACAGTTTCCAGTGATCTGCTATGACTTACCTTCTGTAATTTATGACACACCAAAATCTGGATTCATTGGTGAAACATATCCATTGACAGTTTTCATTGCCTACAAATCCGAATTGGATTGGGATGGCGCACAGCATGAAGTGGTTCTTGAAAAAGCAAACACAGCCATGCGTGAATGGATTTCTAGGATTCAAGGAAACAAAGACATAAATGGAAACAGAATTCTTGAAATCACAAAGATTGCTTCAGCAAATCGTGTGAAGTGCATTTTTGATGTTTGTTGTTCTGGGATATTGGTTCAAATGGATATAAGACCAACAATCACTGCTTCAGTCTGCTTGACATAATGGAAACAATTGAAATACTAAAACAGTATTCCAATGCTTTGGTTGTTGATATAAAAGAAGCAATTCCAAAGGTGACTGGCAAAACAGCTGAAAGTGTTTCAAATCGTGTTTATGACACTGGTTTTGAAATCACAGCCAATGCAAGTCTTGTGACTTTGATTGATGGAAGAAGACCAACAAGCGCTTCTGCAACAAAAGGTGATCCAGATTTGAATGAAATCATTCTGGAATGGGTGCAGAACAAAGGGATTCAACCAGAAGAAGGAATGACAATTGAAACACTGGCTTTTTTAATCAGTAGGTCAATTCACAGAAATGGAACAAGGCTTTATCAAATGGGTGGTGGCAATGACTTATTCAAAACAGTCATAACAGATGCAAGAATTGATTTGCTTGTTGCTATGCTAGTAAAGAATAAAGCCATTGAAGTTGAATCTGACATCATAAAAAGATTGAAATGATTAATATTTCCAAATATCCAAGCAAGGTTGTCAATGAACAGTCTTCTGAAGTTTCAAAGTGGAACGCTGTTCATCATGCAATCCAATATGAAATGCAAAGAAAGGACGTGAATGTTCTGTCTTCGGCAAGATATAGTGCAACACTTTTGCAAATTCAGTTTGATGCTGCATTTGAAGGAAGTGTTGGTGATTCAATTTACTTTGTCAGTGGAATCTTTTCTGGAACAGCTGTTGTTTCTTCTGTGGTTCTTAACACACCAACACTGTCAACAATACGTGTTCTTTATTCAACAGCTTCACTTTATGTGCAACTTGGTGGATTCATGAACTTTGTCACAAATCGTGCAAACTATTATGTTGAAACAAAAATCTATGGTGTAAATGAAACACCAGCCTACTTTGAAATAGGGACATCAATCAACAGACCAAATGAAACTGGACTTTTGAAAGTTGATGCTGCTGCATTTCTGAAGACAATTGTTTCATATCAAGATACCTTCAAATACAACCAGCTGAACAAAAGTGATGCAAGTCAAGGCGGTCAATTCAATATTCAATATCGTGAATCATGGACTGGAACAACTGGCGCATGGTCTGGAATTAGTTCAGTAAATTTGTACTACTATGTGAATGCAGCAAAACAGATTCAACAAATCTATGGTTCAAATATGGGTGAATATGTTCCATTTGACACAGCATTCACAACAGAACCAAAAGCAAAGTTTCTTTCAGATTTCAACAAGCCTACATATTTTCCAGGTTATCCATTTAGCTTGTCATTTATTTATTCAGATGCTGTTGCTGGTTCACAACTGGTGAAGTTTGAAGTACAAAAAGACATCAATGGTGGAACTGTTTCAACAGCTTCAATCAATCTTGATCCTTCTTATTTGCAACAAGTGAACAGATTGATGCTTGCAGAAGATTATGACTGTGCAACAAAAGAAGTTGATGTTTGGCTTCAAACAGATGGTGCAGCATGTAGGGAATATGTATTAATAGATTATGTTGCTGAAGATTATGTTGAAGAATTATGTGGAGCAATTGAAGTTGATCCTGGTGATGCGCGTTAAATTATAAAGACATGGCAATAATAACAGAAGTTAAAACAGTAAAAATTGACTGTGACTGCAAAACAAATCCAGTGTATTTGCAATGGCGCGGAACAAATGGTGGAATAAATTATTGGCTGTTTGCAACAGTTCAAACAGAAGTTGAATCTTCTGGTGTTAATTCTGAATTTTTTCCATATATTGGTGAACTTGAAGATGCTTTCAGTAATCAAGAAACACTTGACAAGGAATCACAACCATCATTGATTGTTGGTGGTTATATTGATGTTGAAGATTTGGGAATTGGTGTGAAGCCTTCAGATGCACCAGGACTTAAAGGATTGATAAGATCCATTGATGTTGCAATGTTAATGAATCCAGAAACGTGGACAACAGAAGATCCAAAGTGGATGCGCGTGAAAGTTGCACCTGGAACATTCAAGATACTAGAAACAAATCAAACAAAAGCACAAATTGAATTCAGCTTGTTGCTTCCAAAAATAAACATACAAGGACAATAAAACATGAAAAAAATTCTGTCAAAAAGTGCTTTCAATAATCACTATCAAAAACACCTTGCAAAAATGACACATGCTTTTCTTCTGCAATCACTTGACAAAAAAGAAGATGAAGTAAAAAAGATTTATGAATCATTTTGCAATGAATGGGTGCGCTTGGTTGAAAAAGTAAACAAACAATATGGTGCATTTGTTTTGGCTCATGAATCATGGCGCAACATCTGGGAACGTGATGGATATAGGAACATTGTGACAAAGCCAATTGCACCAGAAGAAAAGGCTGCAATTTTAAGAATCATTTTCATTGTTGAAGGGAAAACACCACAGCAAAGACAAAGACGCGAATTTCAATATAAATTCATATTCCTTTGGGTGCGCTTGAAGCATTCATGGAACAAGCTGTGGAAGAAAGAAGAAGTGGTTCAACAAAAGTCAATGTCAGTTGTTAAATGATTAAAGAACTTTATATCAATGATTCATTCATTGAACTTTCAGACCAGTCAAGAATTGGTTTGACAGTTCAAGCTTATACATTGACTAACTTGGAAAACAAGCAAGGTTCATTCACAAATGAATTCTTTGTTCCAAGATCACCATCAAATCAAACAGCACTTGAAAATTCGAGCAACATCAATTCTGACACAAATATTCCATATCAAATCAATGGTGTGAAATACATTGAAGATGGAATTGAAGTTGTCACAAATGGTTTTGCTGTCATCCAAAGCTTTTCAAAAGGGTATCATGTTTCAGTCTATTCTGGAAACACAGATCCATTTGCATTGATGGAATCAAAAACATTACAAGACCTGGACTTGTCAGACCTTGATCATAACTTTGACTATGCAACAGTAGTTGCTTCCATGACAAACACAGATGGTTTCATTTATCCTTCTATTGACTTTAGAAAGGTGGGAAGCACATTGACACCTTCAAACATGGGGCGCGTTGCTTTCATATTTGTTCACACACTATTAACAAGAATCTTTTCTGAAATTGGTTACACACTAGCTGGTGATTTGCTGCTTGATGACTATTTCATTAATGAAATACTTTCAACCAACTTCAATCAAAATGAAGCATGGCAAGATTCTCAAAATAGCAAGACAACACTTATTGCTGACAATCCAATTTCAACCATCATAAGTTCACCAACTACTTCAGTTTACAATATTGGATTCCCTTCTTCTGGAAACATTGTTGGTGGAATTTACACAGTGACTGAAGCAATGACTGCTGGATTCACTGCTGTCATTCCAATGCGTTTTGGTTTGACTGGTTCTGGTTCACAGTTTGCTGACATTGCAGCAATTGAAATTGTGAATTTGACAACAGTCACAATCCTTGACACAGATTCAATTGATCCAAACACTGACATTGGTGCTGGTGATGAAAGATTTTACACGTTCCAAGTTTCAATTGGTGGACAAGTTCTTTCAATAGGTGATCAAATTCAAATAAGATTTGCACAGACTTATTCATCAATAGGTCTTTATAAGTTTGCTTTTCTTGCTGGTTCTGTCTTTTATGCTAGTGTTGCACCTGGATTTGTTCCTTATCTTGGTGCTTCAATAACTATGTCAGACATCATGCACGATATGAAGCAGAAAGACTTTGTCAAAGGAATCTTGAATCAATATTGTTGTATTCCACAAACAAACACAGCAACAAAGGTGGTGACACTTACCAAGATGAATGACATCACTGCAAACATTCCAAATGCAAAGGACTGGTCAAACAAGATTGATGTCAAGAAAGGTTTTTCTGTGTCATATCGTGACACTGCTTTTGGTAGAAAGAATCTTTTCAAGTACACAAATGATGCTGACATGATTGCAAAGATTGCTGAAAATTACACTTACAGCACAGATGGAACACTTGAAGTTGATGACATGTCATTGAATGAAGAAACAACTGTTGTGACACTTCCTTTTTCTGGAACTTATGACAGTGTAATTCCTTACAAGAATGATGACTATTCAATTGATAAGTTTACACCGCGCGTTCTTCTTTTGACAAGATTCTACACTGCTGGTGGTGTTACAACGTATTATCCAACAAGTTCTGGTGCGCGTTTTGCTGCAGCTTTTAATGCCACTTTAAGTTTTTACAAGTTTCCAACCGGTGAATCACTTCTTGACAATTATGAAGTTGTTCAAAACATACTAGATCAATACAAAAAAATATCAACATTCTTCAATCTGAATGCTGTGGATATTTCAGACATTGATTTCATTGAACCAATTTTCCTTGATGTTCACAAAGATGACATCCAGGTGAATGGATATTTTTATTTGAATAAGATTGAAAGATACAAAGGCGGTGAAGCAACAAAAGTTGAACTTATAAGACTATAAAAATGAAAAGAAATGTTTATCTTGGTTTGATTATTATTACAATTATACTTGCATTTGTATGCTTGTTTTCTGGATGCAAGAAAGAAGAACAGCATTCTTGTGGTGTGTGCAATTACATTGAACACTATTCCCACAATGATTCAACATTTGAAATCAATGGAAGCAAGTTTTGTGATTCTGACTTTGACAGAATGAATTCAACTTCAAACACTTACAATGACACAATCAATGGTGTTCCAACAATAGTCAATAATTACTATAAATGCAACAAGTAAATGTCAGACACTGAAAAAACCATAATCATAAAAATTGATCTTGATGTAAACGAATACACCAAGAAGTCAGTTGAACTGAACAAGCAAGCAAGTGAACTTCAGAAGACACAGAAAGAACTGAAGGCTTCTGGAAAAGAATTGTCTATTGAATACCAACAGAATAAAGAAAAGCTGACTTCATTGAATAATGAATTGCGCCAAAACAATAAGACTGTTCAAGATATTACAAGGGCAAATCAAGCACAATCTGGTTCAAATGAACAACTTCGCGCGCAACTTTCAATTCTGACATCACAATACAACAAATTATCTGCAGAAGAAAGAACAAGTTCTTCTGCTGGAATTGAAATGGGAAAACAAGTTTCAGCACTTACTGAAACACTGAAAGCAAATGAATCACAAGTTGGTGACAACAGAAGGAATGTGGGAAACTATAAAGGTGCTTTGTCTGAATTGAAAGCTGAATTGAAGCTTGCAAAGTCAGCAGCACTTGAAGCAGCAGCAGCATTTGGGGTTGGATCAAAAGAATTCCAGGAAGCTGCAAAACGTGCTGGAAAACTGAAGGATGAAATGGATGACGTGAATGCAGCAACAAAAGAATTTGGAACTGGTTCACAACTGCAAGTCTTCAGAAAACAATTGGGTGGTGTTGGACAATCACTTGCTGAACTTGATTTTGATGAAGCAGCACAGCGTGCAAAAGGTTTGAGTGGAACACTGAAAGGAATGTCATTCAGTGGTGTCATAAGTGGTGCAAAGTCTTTTGCTGTCACAATTTATGAAGTTGGTGCAGCAATGATGGCGCTTCCAATTTTCTGGGTTGTTGCTGGTATTGCTGCAATTGCTGCTGCTTTTTATATGGCTTCAAAAGAAACACAAGAAAATGCACAGAAACAAGTTGATGCTTTGGATTCTGTAATAAACAGATACACAAGACTTTATGACATACAAGCAAGACTTGGAAAAGCAGCTGGTCAAAATGTGGAAGAAATTGAAATGAAGAAACTTCAATTGGTGCGCGAAGGTGTGGCAAAACAAATTGCTGTTCTTGAAAAGCTTCAAGCAACACATACTGGTTTGACAGATGACCAAAAGAAGTTGCTAGATGAATTAAGGGCAAAGCAACTTGAAAACATTGCTGACATTGGTGAAGCAAATATCAATTCAATCAAGAAGCAATCTGCTGACAAAATAAAAGCTTTCAATGAAGATGCAAAGCTGACTGCAGAAGTCACTGCAAAAAGAGTGAAAGACAATCAAGCTGCACTTGATGAAATGAAAAGATTCAATGAAGAACGTCTTGCAGAAAATAAAAAGTACATGCTTCTAGTTCAAGACCAACAAATTGAATTGATTCAAAACCTGGAAGATCGTGAACTTGCAAAAGCAGCACTTGATCATTCAAGAAGACTTGCAGAAATCAATCAATCAAAAGCTGACAATGATGTGAAGTTCACAGCATGGTTGTCACAGCAAGAAACTTATGAAAAGCAAGTTGTTGACATCCGCGCAAAGTATGCTAAAATTAAACAAGCAGAATTTGACAAAGCTGTTCAAGACCAAATAAAGTCAGATGCACCAAGAATAAAAGCGGCACAAGATTCTGAAGATGAAATTGAAAAGATAAAGCTTGACAGTCTTAATGCTGTCACAGACGAATATCTTGCAGATATAAAAAAGAAAGAAGCAGCTGAAAAGGCTTTCAAAGATTCCATCAAAAGACTTGAACAAGAAAGCTTTGATTCAACAAAAACTGCAATTGATGGAATTGCACAAATAAGAGCAAACGCGCGTGAAAAAGAAATCATTGGAATTGAAGAAGAAACAAAGCTGAAGATTGACAACCTTCAAGCACAAGCAGATGCTGGAATTATAACACAAGATGAATTTCAAACGCGTTCCAACAGAATAAAGTTGGACGCTGCAAAACAAGAATCTGTCATCAAAAAGAAGCAGTTTGAAGAAAGCAAGAAAGTTGCATTGATTCAAGTTGCAATCAAAACTGCACAAGGTGTGATGACTGCTTTCAATGCTGCAACACCTTATGAAATTGCAGCCTATGTTGCACTGGCTTTGGCAACTGGTGCGCTTGAAGCAGCAGTGATTCAATCACAACCAACACCAGCATTTGCTGAAGGTGGAAAAGCATTAAGTGGAAAAAAGATTTCTTCTGGTGATGGTAAGTCAATAAGAAGAAGCAATGGCGACAATCTTCTTGCAACAGTGAAAACTGGTGAAGTGATTCTGAATGAAAGACAACAAAGGATGCTTGGTGGATCAAACACATTCAAAAAGATTGGTGTTCCAGGTTTTGCAAGTGGTGGTGTTGTTGATGGTGGAATGTATGCAAACAGTCTTTCTGGAAACATTGATGAACAGATTGCTGCACAGAATCAAGCTTTTGTTGTTGCACAAAGTCTTCCACAGCCAGTTGTTTTTGTTCAAGATATAAGTCAGAAAACTTCTGAAGTGTCAACAGTTGAAGCGCGTGCAGATATATGATATACAAACTACTTTTAGAAATGCAACAACAGTCAGTTCCATCTGGTAAAAGCAGATTGAAAGAACTTGTTTCCACTGGAATTGTTCCAGTCAAGGTGTTGACATACTTTGAAATTTATCAATTCTATTTGGAAGAACTGGAAAAGAACAGACGTGAAAAGAACTGTGTCATGCAATCTGTTTCAAACACTGCTGAAGAATTCAGAATTCTTGAAAGGACTGTTTTCCGAGCAATAAAATTCAATCAAACAGAATGCTGAAAATTGGTGTAATAATTCCAGATAAAAATGACAGACCTGGATTTTTGGCACACTGTCTTGATATGATGGAACGCCAAAGCATCCAACCAGATCACATCTGTCTTGTAAATGAAGACAGCGGAATTGATGGTTGTGATATTACCTGGCGATATAAAAAAGGCTTTGAAAGAATTTTCAATCAGTATGACTGTGATGTTTGCTTCATGATTGAAAATGATGACTGGTATCGCCATGACTACATTGAACAGATGCTGAAGAAGTGGGAACAAGTTGGAAGACCAGATTTGCTTGGAATTGGAACTTCTGTTTATTATCACATAGGACTAAAAAAATACAAGCAATTAATACACCCAGCGCGTTCCAGTGCATTTTGTTCAATGGTGACAAGTGAAGTGTTGAAGCATGAATTTTGTGCTGACACAGAAGCTTTTTTTGATGTTTATCTTTGGCGGTCTAAAATGAACCATGTTGCATTCATTCCAAATGAACAAATCTGTCTTGGAATAAAGCATGGAATTGGAAGTTGTGGTGGAAAAGGACACCTTCTTTCATTCCCTTATGATAAGGATGACAAAGATTTTGTATATTTGAAATCTGTTATTGACAAAAAAAGTTTTAAATTCTATGAAGGACAATAAATTCAAGGACATAAGAAATGGACTTTTGATTTGCCTTTTGGTTTCTGTGATTGGGTGGACACTTTTAATCTGGGGACTATGCAAGATTTTTTAGTTGTTGCATCTGGTTTCAATTGCAGAAGATATGTTCACAAGTGCTTTGAAAGTCTGACACAACAGACACACAAGAACTTCAAAGCTATCTTGATAAGTGATGGAAGCATTGATGGAACACAAGTTGAACTGAAAAGATTATCTGGAAGGGACAAAAGAATAATCTGTGAAGCATATCCACAGAATCAAGGTGCAGCAAAAAGAAGATTTGATGCAATCAAAAGACATGCACCATCACAAGAAACAGTCATTGTTTTTCTTGGTCTTGATGACCATCTTCTTCCAAATGCACTTGAAACAATTGCAAAGAAATATGAAGAAGGTGTTTGGATGACTTATGGAAACTGGAAGAATCAAAATGGAAATGGACTTCCAGAAGACTTTCAACTTGAATTTGATGAACAGACACATGCTGACAGATCTTATAGGAAGGTAAAATATAGAAGCACAGCACCAAACACATTTAAGAAGTTTCTGTTTGACATGATTCCAGAAACAGATTTCAAAATCAATGGAACGTGGATCAACACAACAACAGAATCTGAAGTCATGTTCAGCTGTCTTGAAATGTGTGGCAAAAAAAGAATTGGATTGATAAGGGAATTTATTTACATTTACAATGAAAATCTTCCTGGTGGAAGTTTGAAAAGATTGGGTGCAGCATACAAGCGCAAAATTTACAACATTATAATTGCAAGGAATAAAAAACCATTATACACAAAACCAACTGCATGAAAATTCTGAACATCTGCTGTGATGACTATGCAAACTTTTCACATGACAATGCAAAAGCTTTGCGTTCTGTTGGTGTGAATTGTTTTGATGTTAAGCTTCAACCACATGTGTTCAATTATGCAAGTGAAAGCAAGATTGTGATCGAAGATAATTTGAAGCAAGCAATTTCTTCAGCAGATTTGATTCAAATCTTCCATTCAGATTCTTCACTTTTAAAATATTGCAAAGGAAAAAGAACAGTTGTTTATCATACTGGGACAAGATACAGACAGCATCCAGAAAAGTTCAATGCTTTGTTCAATCCATTTGTTGAAAGAAGCTTCATTGCGCTTGGTGAATTTGCTGGACTTGGTTCAAAAAATGAAACATACATTGTTGGTGCAACTGAAATACTTGGACAAGAATCACTTCACTTCATTAAGCCTTTGCGCTTTGCGCATTATCCAAGCAATCCAGATGTGAAAGGTTCACACAACATTTGCAGATCTGTTGAACAGCTTTCAGAAAAGATTCTTTTTGATTATTCCAGTGAACGTGTTTCACATGCACAGCAACTTGAAAGAATGAAGTCTTGTGATGTTTACATTGAAATGAATTCAGCAGAACAAGGTGGAAAAAAATATGGAAGTTGGGGAATCACAACACTTGAAGCAGCATCACTTGCAAAAATTGTCATCACAAATCATACAACTGTCATAGTTTATGAAACAACTTATGGAACAAAGCCACCATTGATTTTGATTGAAGAACATGGTGGTCTTGAAGCAGCAATCAAATATCTGCTATCACTGACAGACTTTCAAATCAACAAATTAAAGAATGACACATTTGTATGGGTGAATGAATTCCATTCATATCAATCCACTGGAAACTATTTAAAAAGAATTTATGGACTATAAAGATAAGCTGAAACAATTCAACAGCACTGAAAAGTACATTTCAGAAGTGCGCTTCTTGAAAAGACTTCTTGGAAATGATTCACAACTTGTGATGGATTATGGCTGTGGAATAAACACAGCAATGAAGTTTCTGAATGCAAGAACTTCAAGTGTCTTTGTAGGTTATGACAAGACAAAATTTCTTCCAGATTTTGACTACTGTTCACCACTTGCAAAAGTTAATGTTGTTTATTTTTTACATTCAATTGCACACATTGAAGACATTGATTCTGTTTTAAAAACATTGAACACTGGAAGAATCATTGTAATAACACCAAACAAAAGCTGGATTGAAGACAACAAAAATGACTTCTACAAACCAGATAAGACTGTCATCAAACACTTCACACAAGAAGAATTGATTGATCTTGTTGAATCGTGTGGATATATTGTGGAAGAATCTGGTCAATTTGGTAAGTGTACAAACAATAAAAATGAAAGAATCTTTTTAATAGCAAGAAAAACAAAATGAAAAAATCAACATGCACAGTTGTTCTTCCACAAGAAAAAAACATTCCTTGTTTTGGAAGTGCTGAAACAAGAAATGAAAGAAGAAGAAGAATCAAAGAAGAACTAAAAAAAGCAAACAAAAAGAAATGAAGCTTGGTGCAATTTACACTGTCTTTAATGGTATTGAACTATTAAAAAAATCAATTGAACAGATTTACAATGATGTTGATGTCATTGTCATTGTATATCAAGAAACAAGCAATAGAGGTTTCACAGATCCTTATGTCAGATATAAAGTTGCAGAAATTGTTCAGCACCATTTGATTGATTCAAAGAAAGTCCACATCATTCCATTCATTCCAAATCTTGGAATTGACACAAAGACAAATGAATTGAACAAGCACAATCTTGGACTTCAGTTCTTGAAACAACAAGACTGCACACACTTTTTCTTGTCTGCTGTTGATCACTTTTATAGAACAGATGAATTCATTTCAGCAAAACAGAAAGCAATTGATGGTGATTTTGATGTGACACTGACTTCAATGTTCACATATTACAAAAATGTGACATGGCAAATTGAACCTATTGAATCTTATTACATGCCATTCATTTGCAAGCTTCAAAGACAAACACAATATGTGAAAAAGAAGTGGTCACTTCTTGTTGATCCTTCAGTCAGAATCAACACAGATTCATCAATGTATTTATTTAAGGAAGAGGAAATCATGATGCACCACTTTTCAATGATAAGGAATGACATTGAAAACAAATTCAACAATGCAGCAGCATCTTCAAGATGGGGTGACAAAGCAAAAATTTATTTGGATGAATATGTGAATGCAAGTATTGAAAGTAAACTTGATTACTTTGGTGGACGCGGTTTGAAAGTTGTTCCAAATTACTTCAAGATTTGACGCACTTCAATTGCTGAAGCTTCAATCAAAACATCTTTGCAAAAAATACACTTCCAGGAAATAATTTTTCCACCTTTCATGATATTAATTTGCATCAACCTTTTGCACTTTTCATTTGTGCATGTTGGTCTGTTCCTTTCATTTCCAGTGTAAATGTGCGACATGTTAAAAACTTGGTATAAATAAAGCAAGCATACTTTCTAAGGGAACAGTCATCTTGATTTTGTTTTCTTTAAAAAATTGATATAAGTTTCTGAAGTCTTCAATTGCCCTATTGAATGAAGAACCTTTGAAATTTGGGTGGTTTGTAAAGTCTGCACCATACAAAACAATTTCTGTTGCACCAAGTTTGTAAGCCATGACACAAGCCACAAAAGCAGAATTGTTTGAATAGCAAACAAGTTCTGGATCTTTTAATTTTGAAAGATTGCTTCTTCCATTTGCAAGCTTTATCTTTTCAAACTTGCTGTGGTGTTTCCATTCATCAAATGGTGCAAAGAATTTTTTGCAATGTGATATTTCAATTGTGTGAAGCCTTTCTTTTGTAAATGCAGAAGGAAGATCAACACAAACAAGATAGTCAACTGGTGTATCTGGGAATAGCTTGTTGACATCATTCACACCAATGGTTGTGTCATTGTCAACTTTATATCTGTGAACACTATTTCCAAGACATAGCACATTTATTTTCATGTTGCAATTATACAATAAAAATATAAACTGACAAAATCAAGTCACTTCAACTTTTCAAATGTTAATTAATTTTGTATTTGTATAGTAAAGTCATGCAATCTTTTCAAATGAAAAAAGTTCACTTTTATCTTTATGGATGTATAGCAAATGAACCTGGTGCTTTTGCAGCGGAATGGGGAATTGTTTCAGCAAAACAAGTTGCTGATTTCGTTTCTGAAAATTCTGGTGCTGAAGAATTGGTCATTCATATAAATTCACAAGGTGGTGACGTTGATGAAGGATTTGCAATTCATGACATCCTTGCAACTTCTGGAAAAAAGATCACAACAATCATTGAAGGAATGTGCGCTTCTATTGCAACAATTGCTGCACTTGCTGGTTCAACCAGAGAAATGACAGAAAATTCAACCTTCTTCATTCACAATGCTTGGGGTGGTGCAATGGGTGATGCTGAAGAACTTCAGAAATATGCAGACGCTGTGAAGACAGCAACTGACAAAATCATTGACTTCTATGTTTCAAAAACAAACGCAAAGCGCGAAGACATTGCTTCAATGATGGATTCTGACACAAGCATGACTGCTGAACAAGCGAAGTCATTTGGATTCATAACAGAAGTAAAGCTTGCTGCTGCTGCAAAAATTTTCACAACTCAAAAAATAAATACAAATAATAATAAATTCGACATGAAAAACGAAATCAAAAATTTTATTGCTGAAATCAAAGCTGGTCTTGGAATTAAAGCAGACGCAACAATTGTTGCTAAAAAAATAGAAGTGGAAACAGACAAAGGAATCTTGGTTTGTGAATCACCAAAAGTTGAAGGACTTATTTCTGTTGATGACGTTTGCACTATTGATGGAAATGTTCCAGCTGAAGGTGATTACACAACAAATGATGGAACTGTTTATGCGATTGATGCCACAGGAAAAGTGACAGCTGTGACTGTTGCAACAGAAGACAACAAGGATTCTGAAGAAGTTATTGCATTGAAGAAACAAGTTTCTGACTTGCAAGCTTCATTTGATGCTTTAAAAGCAGAAAAAGAAAGCAATGAAAGTGCAATTGAACTTGAATTGACAAACATCAAGAAGCACATCACAAGCAACTACACACCACCAAAAGAAGTGAAGAACTTCAACAAGGGTGCAAAAACAGATGAATCAAATCCATCTGAAGAATTGAAAGCAAGAAAGGCTTCATATAACAAAGGAAAATAAATCAATCAATAATAAACAAGAACAGTAAACAAATAAAAGAAAAAACAACATGAAAAAATTTCCAATTAAATCATTTTTGACATTGACACTTTTGTGTGTTGCAATGTCATTCACTTCAGCAGCAAGTTTCATTCCAGCGGTTGTTGGTTTGGCTTTCGTGTCTGTTATTCTTCCAGCAACTGGAATTGCATTTGGTGTTTTAAATCCAGCGCAAATCACATGGAATGGAAAAGAAGTTATGGCTTTGAATGAAGCTATCTTTGAAAGCATCTTTATCAATCCAGGTTTGGGTGAAGTTCACACAATTGTGACTGGTATTGTTGCAAAACAACAAATTGCTTATTTAGGTTTATTAGGTTTAGTTGGAAAAACTGGTCAAGGTTGTGATCCAACTTCTGACACAGCAACTGCTGACATGACTGAAAAATTCTGGATGCCAGCTTCAATCCAAATGCGTCTTGAAGAATGTTGGGAAACTTACAATGCTTCTTTCTTTGTATGGTCACAAAACAAAGGAATCAAACGTGCTGACTTAACAAATACAGATGTAATGGCTTTCATTGAAGAACGCGCTACTGTTGCACTTGATGAAGCAAAATTGCGTTTCGCTTGGTTTGGTGATACTGATGCAGCTACAACAACTGATTCACCAGCTGGTGTGATCACTGCTGGAACTGATTTAAGTTTCTTCAATGCAATTGATGGTTTCTTCAAACAGATGTATGCAATTGTTTCTACAACACCAGCAACAAAAGCTGCAACAATCACAAAGAATGCTGGTGTTACGTTTGCGCTTCAAGCTTTTGATGCAACAGATGTGTCAAATAAAGTGATCATGGGCAACATGCAAAATGTTTTAGACAATGCAGATGTTCGCTTGTCAGATCGTGAAGACAAAGTTTTCTTAGTGACTAAATCTGTTTATGATCAATTGAAACGTGAATATAAATCATACACAGCAATTGAATCTTCATACATGGCAAACATTGATGGAATTCCAACACTTATGTTTGATGGCGTTCCAGTTATCAAGTTTTCTTTCTGGGATCGCATGATTCGTGCATACCAGTCAAATGGTACTGTTTGGTATCAACCACACAGAATC